ATCGTTTCCTAATAAGTCGACATCAAATAATTCTTCCCTAATTACATCAGGAACATCATTTAACCGCACCGGCTTGCGTGTCAACATGCCGGCCAACATCCGCTCGATTCTTACATAGAGAGGGCTGAGAACGGATTTAGAGAGGCGATTATCATAACTTTCGTCTAATTCTCTTGGCTCCTGCGGTAAATATTTTCGATGCTTAGAGCGCATTTCATACGTGCCCTGCACTAAAGCATCAATCAAAACCCAGTGCGGTTGCATGTTCAACCACGCTTGATTTGGGTCACTAACTTTCGTGATGCGAGCCTTCGCACCCTTTCGATGATCCCTATATCCGCTATACGTCACGGCATCACAGTGAATTTAGTACCAGTGTAAGGACATAATCAGTAAATCCTAATTCCTGTACCCTTTCCTGCTCGAGCATAAAGCAGGCTGAACTCTCTATAGACCATATATCCCAAAGCATCGTTCATGTGGTCATAACCATTTTGTTTGTCTGGATCACCCGTCTTTTCGTCATAACTTTGAAGCTCAAGACACTCAATTAATTTCACACAGCAAGGAGCAATCTCGAGGCGTATTTCGCCTTTTGAATTGCAGAGGAGCGCATTGACCGAAGCAACTCTGTCCTTGATTGGCGGGTTCGCCTTTCCGCTGCAATTGCTGAATCCATAAGACTCCATAATCGCGAGGTCTGTTTTTGCAGCATTGGTAGTGCGATTGCCTCCGCTGGCATCGGGAAAAGCTCTAATTCTTCGATGCGGATAGCGGCGTTGAGCTTCTTTGCACAGTGCATCTGTGTCGTGTACCCCAGAAATTTCGTCGATTATGACTAACTTATTGCCATCTCGCACCCCTATAACTGCATTAGTGTTATCAATATTAAAATCAATCCCCATAAGCAAAAACGGCTCTTCGCTGTAGTCCTCCGGTTCAATGACGTGGTTTTCTCTATCGAAGCGAGAATAAACACTGCCCGTACTCAAATTGACAAATAAACCTTCGAGATAAGCCTTGATCAAATTGTCTGGATAATTAGCTTTAAGGCTGTCAATAAATCCCTCCGGCAAATAAGGATTATCCGCAGTCCTTGCTCGAATTAATCCTGTATCTTCTCCGGCCTCTTTTTCGAACGTATTGAACGCCCATCCATAACCCTCCGGTGTTGTTGCGGCATATAGCTGCTGAACATTTCCAGATCTAAGCCGAGCGAGAGCCATGATCGTCGCCTGCTCAGCGTCATAAGTGGGAATAGTATCTGCTTCGTCAAAACCCACTGCACAGAGATTCTGTCCTCGCAAGCGTTGGTAAGTCAGCATCGTTCTAAGCAATATCGTGTGATTTCCTTCGCTGAAATGCAGCGTATATTCCGGTAAAGGACTCGCCCTAAAACTAAAAGGAATATCCCACTCATCGAGAAGATCATTCATTGTGCGCTGCAATATGTCCCGAAGCATCGGCGCGGTGGGTTCAAAAAGAGCCGAAACAAAACCCACATTCATACAGGCAAGAATGATTGCCTTACTCACAAGAGCATGAGTTTTTCCTGCACCGAAACCACAAACAAGACCAAGCTTGCGGTGCTCGATGTCCTCCACAAACGCCGTTTGATGCGGCAATAACCCATCAAGAATTTTTGATTTAACCTCTTCGACCGTTGGCAGACGATTGATCGAGGCTGCCGTTGCATAAGCCATCAATGGCCCTGCTTCGCAAACACCAGCAATGAGCGATGTGCTCATTAGTTCAACTCAAACCGCAGTAATCGAGCCTGCATCTCTATGCACCGAAGAGCAGTAGCAATATTTCCTTTTTCACCGGCTAAACGCTCATAATTCTGCAATTTTGAAAGCGCTTGCATCAACCATTGGGGTCTTTCAACCTGAGAGTCAATAAGCTGCAAATCACGGGCTTTTGAAATGTAAACCTGTATTTGGCCTTCAGACAGTTCCCATATTTCGGAACAATGCCGAACAAGCTGAGTTGTCGTCAATCCAGTAAGCAGCATGTCATAGACCGCATTAACGCGAGCCTGAACTTCTGCTTTTGTGGATGAAGACTGAGCCATATCCAAAGGATATTAGATCTTTTCGACAGCGTGTACCTCAAAAGCGGTTTCAAGTGAGGCTTTTATCAGATAAAGCTCGGTGACGTAAGACTGAAGAAGTTCACGAGGGAGAGGTTCTTTATCTTCGATTGCATTATCAGAAATTGCATTAGCAACGGACTGAACCTGATCCAATAAGCGAGAAAAGTTTTCAAGAACAGGCTTTTGCTTGGTACTGATTTTAATTCGATCCATGTTTTTGTTAATGAGAAAAAGTGTTCCTACCGTTCCTACCCGTTCCTACCTACCTATCAAACTTACCTGAGCCCTATGTCTACCCCCGTCTACCCCACACTACTATATAAATACTAAATTATAGAAAAGGTAAGAACAGTAGGAACTATAGGAACAAGGTAGTGATAAAAAGGGGTTAGCCGTTCCCACCTACGGGTCAGAGGTAGGAACCCAGACCCAAGAAGGCACATTATTGATGCGACGGCGCTTTCTTTTGTAATTCAGGCTCTTGAGAATGGTTGAGATCTGCATTTGATCAGCTCGAGTTTGTTTATCAACAGTTTTGTCAACAGCTTCGGTGAGAATCAATTCAGAGGTGATGTGTTTCATCTGATTCGCGGGTTGATTAAGCCAAGCGGCGATAGGTGGCAACCAGGGTGAATCAACTAAGTAAGATTTATTTTCTTCGGCGATACGTGCTTCTTGCTCATCGGTGAGATAGTGAGGTTCTTTGTTGCGATAAGCATGAACAGCAGCAGACCAAATACTTGATCGTTCAATTTCAAGAGCATCGGTATCGATTTTGCTTGAGCAGGGAATAACCCAGAACCGACGGTTACCCGTTTCATCAACAAGGAAAGTGTCTTTGTTGGTTGAACCGACAATAATTCCTTTACGCGGATGTTCTTCTGTAGCTTTTCCGTAAGGTATGCGGAACATATCGGTTGAACGAGAAAGAAAGGATTTAATTTGGCCGGCGTGTTTACGAGAAGTGATGTGATCGAGTTCGGACCATTCCATCAAGAAGCTTCGGTGCAGAACAAGGAGATCATCTTTTGAAGAAATATCCCCTAAAGCGTCTGAGAAGAACGGACCGCCGAGTGTCTGCCAGAAAGTTGATTTACGGATGCCTTGTTCACCGAGAAGAACAGTTGCTGAATCGTGCTTTGAACCTGGCTCGAAAACGCGGCGACAAGCGGCTATTAAAGTTGCCTTCAACATCGTGTCATAGATGGTCGGCTCAGGAAAATTCGCATCAACGGGTCGAAGATAAGTTGTTGCGAGCCGATCAATGTAAGTCGGGGTGATATTTGCAGCGGCATCTTCTAAGAAGATTCGGACGGGATCATATTCATTTTCATGTGCAATTTTGACTAAACAGTCGAGGGACATTTCTTTCGGAACTCTGTACCCCATTTCTGAGAGCTGGAGATAAAAGAACTCGGCACCTTTTAAGACTTTTTCGTTTATTTCTATTGACTGGGTAAAAGTGTTGTATCTGATGTCTTCATCAGATTTGCGTAGGAAGTGAAGAAGTTCGTTAGGAGAGAGAGGCTCGAGCTTCTTCGGAATAATGGATGTTTCTTCAGGAGGGACATGGCCATTGGATGACGGAGCCATGATTGATTTCGGAAACCTCTTTGGTTCAGGAGACCAACCATCTTTGACGGCGTAATGATGAAGAGTGCCAAGGGTTACACCGGAACGTTTACCGAAGGACTTCCATTTATCTTCACAAGCTCCGGGTACATATTTAGAAGAATGAGAAGACCATTGATCCCAAGCGGTTAAGAGTCGATCGTCACCGACACTATGGAGACTGATACCGATTTGAAGCCAATCGTTGTATTCATCACGGCAAGAAGTGATGACGTTTAGATAGGAGAGAGCTTTTTCGTAATCAGATTCTTTAACAACTTCAACGACTACAGATTTAGCCTTCCGCATCTTGTCGATGAGCCAATCAGGAGCAAAAGCGATATCAAGATCTGAGGGTGAACGGCCGTCCATCCATCGATAGCCGCAATTTTCCATCGGATGTTCGCCGGCTACAACTGATTGACAGCCATCCCATCGAAGTTCTACCTGTTCGATGGCACCGTCTTCATCGATAACACCTGTTCTAAATTTTCGAGTTGATAGATCTTTCCAACATTTCTTAGGAACACGAAAGATGATTTGATAACGACCGATGCGTCCAGACGTAACCATCCAAGAAGGAGGAAGTTCGCCCCACTTAGCGAGGAGGCTGTCGCAGCTCGGGCCATCATGATCTAAAAAGAGAAGGCCACCGGATTGAGGGCCGCAGCAAACACCAATAGCTTTTGCTTTACCTGATTTGATCTCAGCAAAAAGCTGAGAACGAGAGAGAGGATTCTTCTGCCAATCTTTTTGATAGGGTCTTTTACTGCCATCAACGGCGACGTATCCCCAGTCCGCGGGCAAGCGGGTAATTTGCTCTTTGATATCCATCAAGAGTTCTTAATAAACCCGTCGAGGGATCGATTTTGTTGAAGGAGGGAAAAGATCGTGCGAATGTAAGCAGCACGGCTAACTCGTAATTGGAAGGCTTGTTTATCAAGCCAAGCAATCTGATCGACAGAGAGAGCAACGGTGACTTCTCTAAACTTTTCGGCCACTGGGGTTTACAGGGGGTTTATATGGGGATACCCTACCGCTAGCGTCAACCCCGCGCAAATGGACGACCTTTGGCACCAGATATTGAGTGA